GTGCCACGACTGCCTTCTTTGCGACCAAGCTCAACCAGGTGATTGACCTCGCACTTATGGCGATAACGCTCAACATCAGCAGCCGCAGCCAGCTCAGCGCTTTTACGATCCATTCCACCGTCGTATTCACGAATAGCGGCACGTTCCTCAAAGAGTTCCTGTTCATCATCATTTAGGCCTTGATCCACGAAATACCATCCCAGCAATGCACCGGGTGGCCATTGGCCACATGCCCAGCGCTCGTCAGTTGTTCAACAATCTCCGTAAAAGATCGGTCGGTTTTGGCCAGATCCAGAAGCGCATTCCAGGCCAGCAGGCTTTTCGGTTTGCGCGCCCAGGCCAGCAGGTCTTTCTTCTGGCTAGTGACAGACTTCACCTCATTGGCAAACGCGGCGGCTTTCTCTGGGCTTGCCTCTGGTTGCGGCAGGGCAGGCAAGCTCGGACGGGGTGCTTTACGGCATAGCGCCAAAAACTCCGGCAACGTCGGCGGGAACGGGTGTTCATCCAGGGCGTCCAAGGCGTAGCCGATGGCTCCCAGGTTTTCGTGGAAACCACCCAGCTTTTCAGCCCATAGCGCCTTTACGTTGCTCAAGGCTGTATTGCCCCACATGTTCATCCAGCGCGATCCATAGGCCGCTTCAAGACGGGCAAAGAGTCGGTCAATCACGTTAGCTGGCAAGACGTACTGCTGATCCGGTAATCGTGCGTTCATTGTCGATCCTCATTTCGTCCCGTTGCCGGGCATAGTTTTCTGCGGCGGTAAGTGGTCTGACATTCGCTGCTGGACGTGAGCGCTCCTCGCGTACCCAGTTGCGCCAGGTCGCCGTCCAGTCGAGTTTTGTGCCTTGCTTGCCAGGCTTTGCCGTCCAGTAGTCTTTGAATTTCTGGAATACGGCTTCTGGGTCTAGGTCTTTTCGTTCCGTTTTGCAGAAAACAGCCCATTCATCAGGGAGTGTTACATCTGCTGGTAGACGGGTGCCGCGCTTCGCGGCGCTATCTACTACGCTAGTAGTAGATATATTGGTCTTGGTATTGGTCTTGGGAGCATTGCCTTCGTATGCTGTTTCTATGCGTTCGCATACTTTTGTCGATGCGATCGCATTGCGTTCGCTTTCCGTTGGCATTAACTTGGCATTGCGCCACCGGGCTTGTGCTGATTGCGATGCCTTCTCGCTCTTGGCTCTAAATGCCAGAATCTCTGCGTCGCACCGGCTATTGATCCACCCGTCTGGTGTCTCTGTAAAAAACTCGGCCAGGATGGTATCGACTGCGTCGCGCTGCTCCTGAGTTGTCGCCATGACCAGGCGATAAGCCTGGCGCTTCTCTGTTGGAATCGGTGTCTCGCGTGTGTAGTACGCATCAATCAATCGCCGATAGGCCATATCCTCGTCCCATGTCAGGTGACGGGTGGCGCTGGCGTAATCGCCGATATGAAACGGGTAGTAGTTCATCCGCCTAACCCGTCAGGCAGCTTTTTTGTGCTTTGAGGCCATGAGGAAGATGTCCGCATGGTCTAGCTTTACCTTTGCCGGGATACCGCGAGTCGTCCAGTTGTGCACTCGCTGTGTGCCGTTGCGGTCGTTAAAACCCAGTAGCTTCGCGACGGCACGCGCACCACCCAGGTTTTCGATCAGTTGTTTGTCGTCCATAAAACCCCCTTGAATGGATGACATTAAACACCATGTTTACACAGATGTCAACATGGTGTATAACAACAAAATGTTTAATGGTCCGACAATGCACTTCATGAAAGACAGCATGAAGCGCTTATATCTCGCAGCGAAGCACAAGGCAGGGGATGAAACCCAGGCGGACATCGCTCGACGTATGAATAAGTCGGCCCAGCAGATCAATAACTGGGAAGTCCGTGGCGTAAGCCAGGAGGGTGCCATTGACGCTGAGCGCGTTTATGGCATCAGCCCCATGTGGCTTATCGATGGGGCGGGCAACATGTTCACCGACGGCAGCCACGTTGAAATCAACATGGCCGAGCATCCAGACTTAACCCCAATCCAGCGGGTTAAGTTCAAGCTCAGCGCCGGGGTGTCAGGTTTTGCGGTCGAACATGAAGACGGCAACGGCACCCCGATATTCTTCCGGTCGTCCTGGTTTAAGCAACATAGCCTAAACCCAGAAAAGCTCTTTGCGGTGCGGGTTAATGGTGCCAGCATGGAGCCCAGTCTGTGGGATCAAGACCTGGTTGTGGTCAACACGGCCGACAACACCCCGATGGATGGCGAAGTATTTGCCGTCAACTATGAAGGGGAGCTGGTTATTAAGCGAATGCGACGCGATGCCGGGGAATGGTTTGCCTGTTCCGACAACTCAGACCAGCGCCGATTTGCCCCAAAGCGCTGCAACGCCGACGTCTTTATCCTGGGTCGCGTCGTCTATAAGCAAAGTGAGCGGATATGAAAACCGTTGCCGCGTTCTTTGCAGGTGCCTTGGTCGTTTCTGCTCTGGTCATGCTTAAAACGGGCGGCCTGGAAACGTGCGCCAAGAACGAGCCGCCGGGTGCCAAGCTCGAATATCTCTGCTCGATAAAGCCATTGCCGCCTAACGAATAACACAGTCGGCGCAAGCAACCAGCCACCTTCGGGTGGCTTTTTTTCACACTATGTTTACACATGGTGTTGACAATTAGCTAAACATGGTGTTTAATTGATCCCAATGCAGCAGAACTTCACCGGAAGGATGGCGTGCCGAAAGTGAAGCAAAGCCCTAGCAAGGCGGTTCTGGATGAAAACGGCTAGTCCACAGGACACCAAGTAATCACGCAGAGCAGTACCAGGCAGCACATCGGGTCAACAACACAAGGAGTAGGGCATGGACAACAGCAACAACACGTTGCGCTGGTGTCGTACTAGCGCCGAGGCGTTGGGTTATCGGCTGCAGGCGTGGCATTTCCAACCACCAGCGCCTGATACTGGCGACAAAGCAGTAGCAATCGGCATGGCAGTCGTATCGATTTTGCTGATGGTTGGCGGATACGTCTTTGACTGGAAGCTAGGTGGCTGACATGTTTGACGTGCCAGATCAGCCTTGCAATCCGCCAGAGCGTGATTACCTGCAGGAACGAATAGACAGGGATGAGGCGCTGGCAGATCAGTTAAACGACGAAGCCTGGGAGCGCGAGCAATGAGTGACGACGGCGGAATCCAATGGTGGCAACAGGCAGGTCAACAACAGGAATACGAACAGGGGAATCGAAATGAAAGTGTACGAAGCAATCAACAAAATCCAGCTTGCGCTGTCCAAAGAAGGGATCAGCAAGAGCCGCAAGAATCAGCAGCAGGGATACGCGTTTCGCGGTATTGACGAGGTTTATAACACCCTGTCACCGCTACTTGCTGAAAATGGCCTTTGCATTTTGCCGCGCATGATCGACCGAATCTGTGTTGAGCGGCAAAGCGCCAAGGGTGGCGCGCTGTTTAACGTGACCGTTGAAGCAGAGTTTGACTTTGTCTCAGCAGAAGACGGCAGCAAACATACCGTGCGCACGTTTGGCGAGGCCATGGATAGCGCCGATAAAGCCACCAATAAAGCCATGTCAGCCGCCTACAAATATGCCGCATTCCAGGCATTCGCCATACCAACCGAGGGCGATAACGACGCTGACGCGCATACGCATGCTGTAGCCGCCAAAGCACCGGCAGCGCTGGATGAAAACGCTGTCGTCAAAGCAATGCGCGGGGCAGCAACGCTGGAGCTTCTGGAAAAGATGTATCAGAACGCAACGATCCGTGCGACGCCAGAACAAATGGGCACGATCAATGCCGCCTACCAGGTCGCCAAAGAAGTGCTGGCAGCACCGGCCAAGGAGGCAGCATGAAACTGGAATACATGAGCTTTTACCCGGACAAGTACGCCCCGGAAGGCAACCGCAACCGTGCGTCGCTGATCTTTGACGAAAAGACCAAGATCGACGTCGCCCAGTTTCTGTCGCCAGAGACGATGGCTGCCATCGAACGTGATGCGCAAGTCGCCGCCGCCAATTCTCTTAATCTCACCGCGCAGGACTAGCCATGAATCCAACCATTTATCTTGATATTGAAACCATCCCCAGCCAAAAGCCTGGCGCATTTGAGCAGCTCGTTACCAAAGCATCCGTGCAGGCAGAGCAAGAGGTTGCCGCGCTAAAACCGCCAGGCTCGCTCAAAAAGCAGGAAACCATCGACGCCTGGATCGAAAACGAAATGCCGGTCAAAGCAGCAGCGATCCGCGCCCAGGCGATCGCTGACGCAGAGGAAACGTACCGGTCGCAGTCGTTTGATGGTGGCGTTGGCCAAGTTGCGGTTATCAGTATTGCCGTTGATGATCGGGTGCCGATGGTATTTTTCAGCGAAGACTACCTGGCAGCAGACGCAGAACGATCTGTCCTGGCCGATTTTTACGGCACCATCGGCAAGATCTATGACGAAGGGCGTGGCGTGCCGCTTACCTTTGTTGGCCATAACGTCACCGGGTTTGATCTTAGGTTTCTGTTCCAACGCAGCGTCGTCCTGGGCGTGCAGCCGCATCCGTCGATCCCGTTCAATGCCAAACCATGGGACGACAAGGTTTTCGATACGATGGTGCGCTGGTCGTGTGGCGATACCCGTACCCGTGTATCGATGAATAAAGTCTGCGAGTCTCTGGGCATTCCAGGCAAGGGTGATCTCGACGGATCCAAAGTGTGGGATTACGTCAAGGCTGGCAAGATCAAAGAAGTCGCCAAGTATTGTGCTGACGATGTCGAGCGCACCCGCGCCATGCACCGCCGCATGATCTTTGCGCCGACGTTGTATCCGGTAACGGAAGAATCGTTTGGCTTGGAGGCGGCATGAGTGGATTAGCACAAGGTCGCCACATGCGCGATCAAGCGCTGTCTCTCTTTGAGACAACACGCAAGGCCTGGCTGGAAGAAGCAAGGGCGGAGGCAA